CCCATAAACACTCACCTCGTGACCATCTTCGCCCGACGCAATACGCGCAAGGGCGTAGAAGATTAAAGTCTCAAGCTCGAAAGTGAACCCATTCCCCATAGAGGAGAATTTCTCAAGTAGAACCCACCGTTTCTGCTTCTTAGCGCGCCCCGCCTTCCCATCCTTGCGGATAGTGGGCAGGAGAACCTCCATTTCCGTTGCCGGAGAACGAAGGTCGCTGAGCAGCTCAAACCAATCGTCTGGCAATAATAACTTTACCAGATTCTTGGAGACGGTGTCGCTTGCAGATGAAAGGTCGATCGTTGCAAGGGAGTTACTAAGGCTTCCCAGCCTAGCTAGGGCATGATGTTTCTCCTGACCAGTGGTCAGGTCGATATCAATACCCACCCTCTGTAAACAGCGCCGAATGTGACGTCCTACCCCAAGTTGGGCGAAGACATTCATTCCCGGCTCAATACAGATGCCGCGATCTTTAGTACAGTCCTTCGGAATGGTCATAAACCGATTTCCTCGGACGATACAACCCTCTACAGGATCAGCAAAAGGAGTCGAAACCCCTAGCAAGAATGGACTAGTCCGCCCCCATGCAGTGTTAAGCATGGTATGTAGGCAAACAACCCATCCCTGCGCTGTTGTCGTTGGTTGAAGTTCCATTTTGTCACCAAGCACAAAGCTTTTGGCAAATGGATGGCTTCGCGACTCGAATACAGCTCCAGGTCCAAATCTACCCTTTATTTCTAAAGGAATAGGACCAAGTATCCGCCGGATTAGTTTTTTCACATCGTTGATAAATTCAGCGATGCGCACCTCATCAGGTCCCAGTATGGGATGTAAGATGAAGTGATCTAACCTGCGGTTAGTCTTGGCACAGCGGAGTTCAGAACTCCAAAACCCGGCCCTCGCCGCCTCCTTACGATTAACAGTTGTCGGCAGCTCCTCATACTTTCGGAGCAGTTCAACAGCCTGATAATCGCGTCGGAACTTCTCAGCTCCGATTGAGGTGTCGAGGTAATGCTGCGGATCAGCTCGCCGTGAGGCAATTTGATCCCACTCCCGATATTTTACTAGGAGGTACGTACCCAGTGACACGGGTGTGTCGAGGTCTTGCATAAAGCGAAGACACATACTACGGACATCTGAGTCCAGTTCTGCACTTTTCATGGAGAAACTCCAATGAGGTGAGATAAATGTTTCGTAGCCGGCGCTTCACAGCGCTGACGAGATCACTTTTTCCACCACTTGCGTGGCGATCCAAGTAACCCAGCGAGAAACGTTCTGAGCGAAGGCATCAATGAGATTGAGTAAACTCTCAAGCAATGCCGTATCAAAGAACTCCACATCAGCGGGCCGAGTAGCCCGTGAGCATCATCTCGCGAAACAAACTGTGCGCGATAAGGTTAATGGTCTGACTCACTGCTTCGTTAGTTGCAGTAGAGGGAACCATCAAGGGCAGAGTCAAATCCCAATTGAACGGTACGGTGGCCACAAGGGCTCCGTCGACCGCATAAGGGACTCGCGTCTGTCCAAACAACTTTCTCGCGGTTTTCGGCGTGTTGTACACAGTACGTACTGAAGCGATCGGCCGAAAGGCCGGAATCGATTCAGCGTCCTGACGCCAAATGGATGGGCTGTTATCCCCCGAGGAGGGAGACAAAGCAGTCCAAACGATGTCGGTAGTGCCATCGTGCTTTTTGATGGTGATATCGGCAATTTGAGCCATGATAAAACTCCGTGGATTTAGTCGTCCTGACTGCGCGGAGAGCGCTAGTAGCAAGACTTCTCGGGATCTACCCGGGATAAAGCTACACCCTCACTTTTTAGGAGAGAATATAGCAACTACAAGAGACGAGGCAGTTGCTGCCCGCGTCTTTGACAAGCCCCTAACAGACTTACTAGCGAGTGTAATGCTAGGTAGTCCGGGCTTCCGGTGTAAGCCGAAAACCTCACCATTTCGGTGTTCGATCCAGAACGACGTCCCACTCCTGTAGGAGTAAGACACGTCCGTGACCGTATCCGAATAGATGTGCCAAGGATTACTCACAGAGACGCCAACGAATTCCGTATACTGCCCAATTACTTGGTGCAGGTTAAAGAACCAATCGGCGACAAAGGAGAAAGGGACCAGCTCCCAGGCAACGGTGAGTGGGTTCACCAAACCCATTCGGTTCGTCAGTAGAGCATTGTAGTTAGTACACTCTACAGTAACTCCAACTTTGCAACGCACAGTGTGCACGCTACGCTGATGGAGGTGATTACCAGAGACGAGACCTGACAATTGTATCAGTTCAAAGCTCTCTTTAGCCGATGCATGGAACTTTAGACCATTTCGGTCTTTGTCCCACGGCTTTTCGAGAACATCTAAGCTGGTATGAATTTCCGCCAGCAAAGGGGACCACCCGAACCAATACTCAAGCCAAAGGGAAGACGCCTCCCGGGCAACTGCCCAGAAAGTCATCCTTTTATGTTTGCGTTTAACCTTAACCGAAAGCTTCTTGGAGAAGGCTTTCAGATCCCCCTTGCGGAGGGCGCGGTAAGCTTGATAGATTGTACCAAGCCTATTCGCTATCATGCTAAACGCCTGACGCCCTTCAGCGACAGTCGCCCCCCATTGGGCCGCATCTCCCATCCACTTATCTGTCAATCGGCTGCGCGCTA